CATAGGGCCGTGATAGTAAAAACCCTTTAGAATCAATGACTTAGCAAAAGTTATATAATTCCTCACTTTTTACTTGACAAATCCTATTGCTTGTGTTACTATAAAGATAATAGAGAGAGGGGTTATGTTGTGTTTGTTATTATTGAGAAATTAAAAAGTGTTGCAAAAACATCACACTTTACAATTGAATTTAATAAAACAACATTTATGCCCATTATATCATTGACAATTCTTATTAAATAGTGTATTCTGTATATATGATGAGAATTAAAGAGGTTGCTAGAATGAAAAATAAATCCACAATTGCTAAGTTACTTTCAGAAGAAGATATCCATGTTGTATACAAACAAATGGAAACAGCTTACTTCAATCCTAAAGATCGTGAACTAGGTTTACCGATTTGGGATGATGAGAAAACTACTGCTGACATAGAAGATTTGTTGGTATGTCATGAGATAGCTCACGCGCTTTGGACTCCTCTTGATATGTTAGAGAAAGCTCAAGTTCGTAAGATCAATCATTCTTTTGTAAATATTGTAGAAGATGCTCGTATTGAACGTATGGTACAAGATAAGTATCGTGGTTCAGTTGCAGTATTCAATCGTGGATATCGTGATCTATCTGCTATTGATTTCTTTGGTATTGGTGATGTAGATGTTTCTACATTAAATCTAATTGATCGTATCAATCTTTTCTTCAAGAAGCAAAAAGTAGAATTTTCTACTGAAGAAAAAGTCTGGGTTAAGCGAGTTGCTGAAACCAAGACTCCTGATGAAGTTCTTGACTTAGCTGAAGAGCTTTACAATTGGATGGAAGAAAACGAATCTGAAACTGATAATCATGATACTGGTGATCAAATGGGTGATCCTGATCCTTCTGGTGAAGAGGGTGAAACTGAAACTGAATCTTCAGATGGTAATAATGATGAAAAAAAAGAAGGTGAAGAAAATGGTGATGGTGATAGCAAGTCTGATAATGATAAGTCTGATGACACTGATGATGCCGAAGATGGAGCTGGTTCTGGTAAAGATAAAGTAGATGGAGATTCAACTCCAGAAGATACTTTAACAGAAAGTAGCCCAGAGGGTGGTAGTGATAGCGTTAGTGGTGGTAAAGCTCCTATGGCAATAACTGACACTGGTAGTGGAATTGATTCCTTACGAGACAAAAATGCAATAGACCGTTCTTATGGTATCATTCCTAATACAGCTAATCATGATTTGATTGTTTCTTACAAAGTATTAAAAGAAGATTTTAAATCCGAAATCATAAGATCAAGTTATGATAGCCAACATACTATTTTTATTGAAAAAACTCTTGAGGAATTAGTAACACTCAAGAAAGAATCTAAAAAGACTGTTGCTTATATGGTCAAAGAATTTGAGATGAAAAAATCTGCTGATGCATATGCTCGTGCTGCTGTTTCAAAAACTGGTTCTTTAGATATGGGTAAGTTACACACTTACAAATATAACGATGATATTTTCAAGAAAGTTACTACTCTGCCTGGCGCTACTAATCACGGCATGGTTATGGTTCTTGATTGGTCTGGTTCGATGGCTGACAATCTTAAAGGTACACTTTCTCAGTTATTCAATCTAATTTGGTTTTGTCGCCAGACACGTATTCCTTTTGAAGTTTATGCTTTCTCTAATCAATACGATAAATACATTGATGCTGATGAAATTAATAAATTCAAATCGGGCAATATAATGTTAGGTAATATGAAACTATTAAATTTATTTTCTAGTCGTATGAATACTAAAGATGAAATGGAAATGATGCATAACTGTTTGTTGGTAGCAAAACAGTGGGATAATCAATATTGGATACAAGATGGTGGTATGCCTTTAAGGTTTAGGAATAAATTAAATCTAGGTGGAACACCATTAAATGAAGCTATTATTGCAATGATGGATATTGTGCCTAAATTTAAATCTGATACTGGTGTTCAAAAAGTAAATACAATTTTTCTTACTGATGGTGCTGGAAGTGAATTGCAAGGGGTTTATAATTATGGTTTAAATAAAGATACTGGTGATCATTATGAAACAACTTCACCAGTTCTAAGTTGGAGAAAACGTGATATTCTTATGGTTACTGATCCTAAAACTAACAAAACTTATGAAGTTAGTAGCCGTGGTCAAATTACCAATGTTCTTCTTCAAATACTTAAAAATCGAGTTGATGGTATGAATGTTGTTGGTTTCTTTATTGCTGGTAGGGGCCGTTCTGGTCGAGTTGATAAACGAACTTTAATGCATCTTTTACCAAAAGATAATTATGTTGAAATTATGGAAAAAGTTAAAATTATCAACAAAGAAAAGTATCTTGCTATTCCTCATTGTGGGTATGATGAGTATTATGTTTTGCCTGCCAACAATACTTTTGAATCTGAGAATGATAATCTTGGTGATGAATTGATTGGTGCTTCAAAAGCAAAACTAAAAACTGCTTTTGGTAGATCAATGAAGAGTAAAATTACTTCACGGCAGTTATTAAACAAATTTGTAAAGTTGGTGGCATAGTGATAAATATGTCACACTTTAAACAAAAAGTAAAAAATATGTATATATCATGTCGATTGTTATTGACAAACTACCTTCTGTATGTTACTATGTATATATGATGAGAAATCAAGAGTTTTTGAAATTGAAAAAAGAGAGTTATATTATGAATTTATCGCCACGTAAAAAGTTATTTGTTGATACCGCTTCCGAAATGTTTGGTAACGGTGCAATTATTACTAATGCTCAAGTAAAAGAAGCATCAATCAAAGCAGATGTTCCTAAAGCTGGTTGGTTTAAGAAATCTTGTAAGATAGGTTACAACCAGTTCAAACTTCCTAGTGAAGAAACTCCTGTTGTAGTTACATCTACAGAAAGTTCTTCTGAAAATGTCGTTATGAATTTAGTTGCTACCAATATGGAGAAACAGAATCTTGTTCCTTCAATCTTTGAGGGCTTTGTTCCTTGGGGAAATTATGCAAACCTCAAAAAAATTATCAAGTCTGGTATGTTCTATCCTGTTTTTGTTACTGGTTTATCTGGTAATGGTAAAACTCTTATGATTGAACAGTTACACGCTGAGATGAAAAAAGAATTGATTCGGATCAATATTACTATTGAAACTGATGAAGATGATTTGCTTGGTGGTTTCCGTTTGGTTGCTGGTGAGACAAAGTTTGTGCCAGGCCCTGTGATTGAAGCAATGGAACGTGGTTGCACGTTGTTGCTTGATGAGTGTGATCTAGGTTCTAACAAGATGCTTGCACTACAGCCTGTTCTTGAGGGTAAGGGCGTGTTCTTGAAAAAGATCAACAAGTGGATTACCGCTAAAGAAGGTTTCAATGTGATGGCAACTGCTAACACAAAAGGTAAAGGTTCAGAAGATGGCCGCTTTATCGGAACTAATATTCTGAACGAAGCATTCCTTGAGCGTTTTGCAATTACGATTGAACAACCTTATCCTGCTGCAGCTATTGAGAAAAAGATTGTTCTTGGTTCCATGAAAAAGTATAATGCTGTTGATAAAGATTTTGCAGATAACTTAGTTACTTGGGCTGAAGTTATTCGTAAAACTTTCTATGATGGTGGTGTTGATGAAATTATCTCTACTCGCCGTTTAGATCATATTGTGAAAGCATTTGCCATCTTTGGTGATAAGTTACAGTCTATTGAATTGTGTATCGCACGTTTTGATGATGATACCAAAACATCTTTCATGGATTTGTATACAAAGATTGATGCTGGTGTTGAAATTGATGGTGGAGAAGAAGCATACTCAGAAGATGCTGTTCCTACTGATGATGAAGATCATCCTTTCTAAAAAAAATATAAAGGGTATTGACTTTTTGGGTCAAATCCTTTATATATAATGATACAAGGCAATTCATAAGTCCTTGAGACACAGAGTTTTTGGTGGTTTTTACTGTTGATTTAAAAAACCACCACTTAACTGTAGAATGCCATAAAGGGTTCTACCATAATCTTGCTTAAAGGGAGATAACTAATGGTTACAAATAAAGCACTGAGTCTATTCGACAACTTCAATCAATTAACACCATATGCTGTGGGGTATGATCGAATGTTTGATCATCTAAACAGATATGTTGCTAATAACTCAACATCCACAGGATTTCCACCATACAACATCATTAAAGGGGGTGACTACAATTATGTCATTGAAATGGCTTTGGCTGGATTTTCTAAGGGTGATATTGAAATTGAAATAGTAGATGGTCATCTTGCTGTTCGTTCTATAAAAGAAAATGTAGAGGATGAAGGCACTATTCATCGTGGTATTTCTTATCGAAAATTTGATAGGAAATTTACTTTGGCAGATGATATTGTAGTAAAAGAAGCTTCACTTGAAAATGGTATGCTCAGGATTAATCTTGAACGTATTGTTCCAGAGGAAAAGAAGCCTAGATTAATTACTATAAAATAAATTTGTAATAAAAGGGAAAAGGGACTTTACATTTAGTCCCTTTTCCTTTATTATGATAATATAATGAAGGAGATATTATGAGCGAAGAGAATACAGTATTACCATT